ACCCGCTCCTTCTTATTGAACTCCTTCTTGAGCTTGCGATCTGTCACCTTGCCCAAGGCTTTCTCTATGTCCTGCGTTTCCGTAAGACATGCTTTGCCCTTGAAGCCGATAGCCTCAAGGTTTGTTTTCCCATCAGGGGTTACCGTGGCCTCGATCTTCTTGCCGTGGCCGTAGTCCAGTGTAATTACTTCGTTTTGTTGATACATAATCAGGCCCAGACGTAGTTCTTCTTGGTTGCCAGTGTCTTACGTTTGATACGCTTGACACCTTTCTTTTTCTTCGCTGCCTTCATGATCTTAGCAACAGCTACCTGTTGCATCAAGGCACTTGCCTTCTTGTCGCCCAGATATTTATCAAGGCCGTTGCCCCCATTATAGGGGTCAAACAGAAGGTTGATGTTACCATCCTTACCTTCCACTCCGACATCCCAACCAGCGGTGGGAAAGAGCAATGCATACTGGCACTTGCCCTTCTGACCACCCCAGTAACGGAAGTCTTTCTGTTCGGATACGTGACCGCCAAGAGCTTCTGTTGCTGTCTTGAGGGCCTCGTGATTTTCAGGTGTGTCCTCTAGTTCGAGGACGATTGCTACTATATGTGACATATTATTCTTTGTCTAGTATTCTGATTTTCCTGTGGCCTGACTCGGTGAACCTCTTAATCAGCTCATCGTTGTCCTTGTCCACGATTCCTTTGATGTTGTCGGTGAACGACTTCATCCCTGTCTGAAAGTTCTTCAGTGAACCCTCATCCTTTCGATAGTCCTTCGCACTTGTGCTAAGGAACTGTTCCTTGAACGCATCAAGCTCCGTCTGAAGCTCGGTGTTGTTCGTCCAGTCCATCAACTTCACATGGTCAATCATGTTCTTGATCTTGTTGATCGATGACTGGTGTACCCCGGTAGTCTTACCCTTACCCATCTGCTCGAGCACATCAGAGCAGCATGTGCCTACCTCCTTGCGGATGGCTTGCATACACTCACCGAAGAACGTGCTGATGCTACCCTGTACCTCTTGGTATTCTTCTGCGATAGCTTCGTTACGTGCCAGTGTGGATACATTGCTCGCATCCAGTTGTTCAACCAGCTTTTCACTGAGCTGAAACGAGTGGGTGTGAACGATGAACTTGAACTGTGCTGCAAGCTCAGCCCGTGTCGGATACTCCTTCTCTATGCGAGCGACCAACACATCAGGGTCGACGTCAAGATCCCATGCCATGTCCCACCACATTGACTTGGAATCCCTGAAGATACTATCGTAGCTGGCCAGAAATATATCCTTACTCGGGATAAACAGGCCGTCCTTGATAGCGGTCAGTGCAGTCCTCGCCAATGCGAGCTTGGTGTTAGGCATGAAGTTGTAAACATCCATGAACGGGAAGGTGTTCTTCCGTATCAGTGCATTCACCCTCGACTCTGCCAATCCGAACGGCTCCAGATACTTAGGGTCGCACAACTTGCGGTGACCCAGGGATAGCTGTCGCTTTATCTTCTCGGTTGAATCTAACCCGATGTCCTCTGCCCTGAGCTTCTTGTTCAGCCGGGGATAGCGAACGGAGGTCTTGATTAACACACCAGATCTGAATATCTCTGCGAAGAGATCATTGAATATGGTTTTCTTCATTGTTATTGCTGTTGTTGTGATCATCGTCAGTGATGATCTCAAAGTCATAGTCTTCTCCTGCTGATGCAACACCGCTCTTGATGGCGTCATCTATCTGCTCTTCCAACACGCTCACCATCTCTTCTGGCATGTTACGATACATCTCCTTCATCTCTGCTGCCTTGTCCACGCAGAACCTGTTGTAGTGCATCGCAATGAACATGGACAGTGGCTTATCCACTGCCTTGATAGACATGATGATCGCTGCCTTCTGTGCGACGTCGTTCTTCTGGCAGTAGATGAGGGTGATTGCATCACGAACGAAGTCATGGTTCTTGTCAGTCACCCAGTCCAGTCCCTTCAGGGATAGTTCAACGTCTTGTTGGACGGCATCTCTTATGTGATGTAGTACGCTTTTCATCAGTCGCAATGATAATGTCTTCCAATTCCCACACCCGGCACGCCAGCCTGGCATTCTCATGCTTTAATAGTCTTATCTCATTCAATAGCTTTAATACATCTTTTTTCGGTGCGAAGTGCGGAAACTTGTTTGTGTTACAGTATTCTTTCTGAGCATCACACTTATCCTGTATCGTCGGGACGTGTGGCTCAGGTATGTCATCCTCATCAAGGTTGAGCCTGTTGTACGCCCTCACTGCCTGTATCAAGGCTTGATAACCGGGTGTTTCTCTCGCCGTATGATCCACATAGAGGCGATTATCTTCAACGCTACCAGACAGTTCTCGGAAGAGTACGAACTCATGCCCATCATCATCGCTCTTTCTGACAGCTGCAATTGCTATTGAATGTATCATGATTCCTTTTCAGGGTTGATATAGTTGTGTTCCCAAGGGAAGTAAGGCGTTCTCTCAGTTGATACCGAGACAGCCGCACATCTTTCTCCCTCTTTAATCGGTTCACCTGTTGAGTCACAGATGAAGTCTCTTTTAGCAGTGCCATACACTACCTTGACGTCCTCTCCCGGGTACCGTCCGATGAGATTCAACCACCGGTCTGCTTGTTCTAAGCAACAAATGTCCTGTTTCATGATATTACCGCTGCCTCCTCTTTCGGCTCATACAGCGTGGCTATCTCCTCATCGGAGAGCAACGCCTTGGCTTTGGGTGGTTCATAGTATCCGGGTATGAACACTGGCTCACCAGCATTCTTCCAAGCATCGAGGAACGAGAAGTTCTCATCCTTGATTCCCCTCAGCTTCAGCAACGCCTTCGCTTCATCCTCGCTACGTGCTACCTCAGTGAAGGGCATCGACGTAGCTCCATACATCTCATACCGCGGTCCATACGCACGATACTCGGCAGGCAACACATCTTCTATCGGGATGTCCTTCCCGTGCCGGCCATCACGCACCAGTCTTACTGCTTTCATGACCTTGAGCCGTTCCAGCAACGCCACCGCATTACGTGATTGGATTTCGATGGTGTCATGATCGCCATACTCTCCCTTCTTACGATAGAAGAATACCTGTTGCACCAGTAAGGATGTCCGTTTTACTGCCGATGGACAGTCGCTTTCGATCTTGATGTGGCCCGAGTACCATCCGGTAGGGTTCCAAGCGTTAGCCTGATACTCGACCGTGAAGCACGTTGAAGCCCAGCCATCCTTGAACGGCATGTAGTCCTTGTAACGTGCTATGTCAACGGACAGGTGTGCAAACTCTCCGTTACACGATGTGTAATGGTTAAGCCGGTACACTACCGCTCTTGATTAACTTTCATATCAGAATGACAACCGAACTCCCTCGCCTGCAAAGCAGATCATTCCCATGACTGCTGAGTCATAGACTTCTACCTTCCCGGGTGGCAATCCGTTGCCTAAGTAGGTGATCGCTGGTGTGGCGTTGTGCCTGGCCAGCAGTTTCTTTGCGTTGTTCTTCTCAAACGCCTCCAAGTTCTCTTTAACTGAGAGCTGGTTGAGCCAAGCATTGAATGCCCGCTCCTTCTCCTGCTCCCTGCGTTGGCGACCCATCTCTATTCGATGAGCCAGCTCCGAGTTACGCCTCTTTCGAAACACGCTCCGCTTACGCTGTGTCTTGGTCATTGCTGTTCCCTTCTGTTGGGGGTTTCACGTAGACAATTATCTTGCCTGCCGTGGTTGTCATCGGGATGCGGGATGGCACCGTTGGCTTACGCAAACCGTGTCCTCCACTCTTGCACCGTCGATCCATCTTGTTGCCGAATCGTCCTCGTTTCATAGAGATTTAAGATGCCATCACACCATGTAATAGCATCAGCAAAGCTCCCAAAGGAAAACCCCCCTCAGCTACGAGGGGGGCACTTAAAATCTATCTTTCTTTGTGTTTGGTTGGTGCGTTAGCACCTAGTAGAGTATGCCGGATGGCTCACCCCACTTCCTTTTACCCGGTGAGTTGGCAGTGCGTCTACGTATAGGAGGCTAGATTCATATATGTAATCTGCTCTCGTGGTGCGGACGCTTACGACACACACTGCGTCGTAGCCATAGGTCAACGGATCGATCACGATGAAATGTATCACCGTGCCTGTGTCGTTGCTTACAATGGCAGGGAGACAGTCCTCCAGTGCAATTGGTGCCGTAACCGGCTTGCTCGTCATCAACATCATCATCGCCATGATTCCCATGACCATGAAAGCAATAAACCATTGCTTTATATGACGCATATCTTTCCCTTTCTCTTTCGTTGTTATCACTTCAGGCCTGAAGAATCCATCCTGATCCTTCAACATATCCTTAGCAAGTAAAATGAGAGCAGGCACGTTGCTGTTCACCGATTTCGCACCGTTCCAATGTACAATCTTGGTTATTGTTGTGTACCTGCCCTCAAAGGGAGATGAGTAATTACCATTCAGTTCTTGATGGAGGAGGGGATTTCCAACGAGTCTGACTTGCCCTTAGCCTCTCGAAAGGAAAGAGAGGATGGTCCGTTTTTCTGTGGGTCACTCATCATAAATAGGTGGAGTCGTGAATGGGTCAACGTCGCTCTGGCTTACGCCTTGCCTACTCGCCATCATCTTGGGGGCTGTGCCGATCGGTAAATCACAGTCCTCGCACACGACTCCGTTTTGTTGCAAACAAATAGCGTTCATGTAAGGCTGGAATGGAACAAGAACATACGTTTCCTCATTCCCGAATATTAGACCAGCCCTACATGAACACCACCCATTGGTGGCATTCTTAAACTGTATGTGGGTTTAACAACTACCGGTCAGGGTAGTCATAGCAACCTCCTTTCTACACGTAGGGTTATATGGACACGTTTTACGTCAGGTGTCATCGACGCTCTGGTTTCAAGAGTCAGGTGGATCATTGCCTCCCCACTCCTGTAAATACGTTTCCTCAGCCTCGATCTCTGTCTCCAGACATTCGACTGCCACCATCAGGCTTACATGGCTGTGAGCCAAGTGCGATGCCTCGGCCTCACCAAGCATGAATGTCTCAAGCTTGTTCTTCGCCACCAACATGGCCAACCGGGCTTCCTGCATGGTCATTAAGTGTGCTTTGCTCATAGCGTTCTCCTATTTACATTTCCGTGTGACAAACCATTCACCACACATCTAAATTCCCTTGCTCATCAAACACTTCCGTATCTCAACACGTTTTAATGCTTGACAGCCTTCTTCATAATCCCCCTCATGCTCCCCCATCAGCCAAAGTCCAAAGGGTCGCAAGGGGTTTACTTACATCACGCTCCCATACAGCTCACACGCTAGCCCAGCCGCTCACACGACGGTGCCTTGTAGAGTGTAACTCAATCACCCGCTCACGCGTCTCCTGTACCGTCAAAGTTTTTCGGGAACCTCGGTGGTGTCTTCCCACCGCTTCCAGTACGCCAGATTGTCGTCTCAGCAACCGCTCAGCATAGGGTGTGATTCGCATCACCGTATCTTCAGTTAATACTGTACTCATAACATCTCTCCATTTCGGGGGTTAAATCTTCATTTCCAGTCGAGCTAAGTTTCAGGTAAACGAAGATTTTAAGTTCCAGTCGCCTTGGCGATTTTCGGATGCATAAGGCTTGCCCTTGATGCACCCGTTTGGAGTTAAAACCTTGCGAGTTTAACAGAACACTTAGCGTTCGTAAGTCCCATCACTTCTCATCCGCTTTCAATCGCATCGCTGCCAATACCGCAGCTTTACGCCCAGGTGCAGACTTCAGTACCTGTTCACCGTAGTTCTCCACGGTACCGCCTTTCGGCCACTCTCCACAGTCACGCGTTACTGCATGACGTACCGTTCTTTTAGGCCACAAGGGCAACGGCTTCACGGTCTGCTCATATCTTACGTATAGCATGGTATCAGAATTTCTCCTTCGCTATCGCTGCGGGTTCATAGTACTTGCGAGCCAACGCTATCGCTTCATGCTGGATAACGCGGTCTATTACGGGTTCGAGTCGCTCATACGTGAGAATGTCCATCTCATCATAATAAACGACCTCACCACTCTTGGGGTCGATTACACCTTCGCGTAATCCCTTAGCCCGTCGTGCTCGACCTGCTGATCGCTCACTCGGACGCCTTCGCTTCTGCTTCATCTTGAACCTTGAAACCACTGGTCGCAACGCCCATTTGCTTGGCTTTGGCATGGCTTTTACTGTTTGGTTTTGTTTCGTCCACACCACTGGACTCATCAGTCGGCTTAATGGTTACCGAGACAGCAGTTTAAATGTCATGCTTAGGACAGTCCGATCATCAGCCTTGAAGCTTTTTGATCTTAGCGTTGGCCTTCGTGAGTTGGCCAGACAGCGTGCGATGGGCTTTCTCCCACCTCGCTATTACATTCGCATAATCTTCATGCGTCTTGTAATACTTCGTGATGCCAGATTTCGTTTTCCGAACGCGATACGATTCCAGAACTTCATCCTGATTCGCCAACGCGGCCTTCAACAACGCCACCTTTTTGGTAGCACAATCGAGCATGACCGATTTACGCTTCGCCTTCACGACTTCATTCTGGGATTGACTCCACTGGAAGTGTTTGCGGGGTACGCAATCTTCTGGAGCTTCGTCCTCCGTTTCCATCGTGATCAGAACGCGAGCCAGTTGCGAAACAGTTGCGAATGGCAACGCTTCAACACCCAACTTACGTTCAGCAGCAGCCTTGCTCGAAAGCTCAGCCGCTGAGAGAAAGTGGATTTCACTTTCATTGAATTCAATTACTTTTTCAGATTCACCCATGACGGTTTTTCCTTCTTATAATTAACTTCGGGATCTATCTGGTTTAATAGATTTGCCGAGACAATCGTTCTGTCCAACCTGATACGTTACCGTATCATGAACTTTAACTCTCGCTCCAACCTCGCTAGAGGCTGGTGGTTCAGTAGTTGCTGCAAATGGTGACGGGGTTGCCCCTCTGGCCAAAACTGACTGCTATTGTATTTACAGTGGCCAGCTTAACTACCTGAGCTTTTAGTCTAGATTCCGTTTTCAAGTGACCGAGTATGACACACTTTGATCTGCCTTGATTAGGCCAGCATTTGATTTCAGAATACCCCTATATGAGGAGCAACTCCTCGCAGTCGACTGGTTGCCCAGCTAGCCCAGCGTTACCTTACGGCTACTATTCTACGTCCCTTCGGAGCCTTACGGCATCCCCTTGCAGGATGGGAAATCCTGATATTAAGCATTTTCGTGAAAAAATACGGTTTTAATGGTAAGGTACCTTGATTACGCAAGCCCTCTGTCGGCCTCAGCCTCACCCGTTGGGGTGTTGCCGAGGTGGCACACTAGGCGGAACATGACCCCGAACCATACCTAATGTGTATTAAGTTAGCCTAAGACCCCGTGGGGGAAGGGTGGGAAATCATCAGACACCCGGGTATAAATAATATCCCCCCCTTATACACTCGGAGCCCCCATAAACATATCCGCATACGATGATATGTGAGCTTATTGCACCAAAAGGAGGCATTAAAGTCCTAATTCTGGTAGGAATGTGTAGAACTGAAAAAAAATCGTAAAGTGGTTGCGTGGGAACTGGAGAAGAGTAGAAGAAGAAGATGTGGCTGGAGAAGGAGATGCGAGGCTGGGTGGTAGAGTGGTTATTTAAAAAAGGCTACGATGCGGCTCATGAATGTTACAGTTTTAATAATTGCGATGTAGTGGGCTACCGCTTTGAAGAGCAGAGAGGCCGGAAGATCCCGGAACTTGAATCGGTGATGTGTATAGAGCTGAAGGTACGCGATTACAAAGGGGTGATTTGTCAGTGCCTTAATCACCGACATCGAGCGAATAAGGTGTATGCGGCGATGCCCTCTTGTGTGGTAGAGCAAGCCCGAGTGGAAACCCATATGAGATTCCATGATGCGGGAATAGGCTTATTGTCAGTGTCGCCTGAAGTGATAACAAAGCGTCATGAATCACTGTCATATGCCAACGATATCCAGAGGTATAAGAAAATCCTGTGGGCCTGGAAAAAAGGCAGGAGAGGCCACGCTAGAATTGAAGCCTGAAAAGGCTTGCGTTCTTATATGGGTCTGTGTAATGGGTACGGCTTAATACTTGACGGTATGTTTGGCCCCCCTGGCGGATGATATAGGTTTATGGAAAAAAAATAAGTGTTGAGCTTAATGATCCCGATGGGGGGTTCTTTTTAACAGCAATAGAAAGAATGGAAAAAAAACTAAAACAATTTCTCTTTGCGAAGATCGACGAGAACCAGTTGATTGGCCAGATCGCCCACTACAAGAGCCAGTTCCAGTTACAGACGATCCGGCGGATAAACGCTGAGAACAAGCTACGGATGCTGAGGGGAACGGGTGGCGAAGACACCAAGCGTCTGAATTACCTGCTCAAGAGGCTGGCAGTAAAGCCGGTGGTGATGCACATCCTGGACTACAAGATCCATAACCGTGTCGACATCGATGCAGCTATGGCATTGGAACTTTGTAACAGCAAAAAATAGGAGATACTGAAATGAGTGAAGAAACTGAAATGAACGAGATGGGGCTGGATGAGTACCTACGGGAGCTACCGGAGAGCCATAAGGTAAACCGGGAGCGGTTTGAGGTATTGGACATAATCGGCTTACTCAACAGCATGATACTATCTGGTGAGAGTCACAGCAAGAACTCGCAGGTAGGGTTAGACCGAGCTATTAAGCTACTGGGACGTGAGGACACGGATCGAAGACCCGCCGAGAACGAACTTGCGGGTTGGATGGAAACAGCCGCCCAGAATCAGCGGAATACCGACTACTACCGCGATCTATTAGTTAAATGCGGCGAGGCAATTGGGCCACGGGCCTACACAGCAGATGACGGATCTGTGTCAGAAGACGTTCTGTGTGCGAAGGTTTCTGAATTGGTGGCCGACTTGGAGAAACTGCATCCGAGTGAAGCTATCTATGGGTTTGCAGCGTGGCTTACGACTCGTAGCCAGAGCGTAACGATGGGTAGTCGTTATGATGCAGCGGTGGTAGCGGAGCTTGTGGATGAGTTTTGCAAGTACAACAAGTTACAGGAGCCGCGGGAGAACTACACGGACTTTCTGGACATGCCGGAGCCCCGAACGAATCAGGAGATATGGAGGAGTAGGGTATAATGGAGCCAACAAAGTATCTCTGGATTGTGAGCTACCGTAGTGGATTGTTTGGGAACAAGGCGAACCCTTTGGTGAATGGGAAGATAAACGTGGTAACGGAGGAGAGGAATGTACCGATGCTTGAGGAGATGCTACGGCGGAAGATCGGGAAGAAGTCCTTGGAGATCGTAAGTGCGGATTACCGTGGGGAGGTGTTGGAGCTGTGAGCCTTGAAGCAGGCCAGAGGTGTACAGTGAACCGGAATGGAGATCTATTCCGTGTATTGGACTTGCAGTTGATGAACCTCCCTTTCGAGGAGCCTGATCCGTTCGATCTGCTTTGTCATACACATTTCAAGTTTACTGATGCGAGAGGCTTCCTGCTTTGGGATCTTATTATTCTGTTCAACTTCGATCGTTTCTACGTCCGGTAATTTGTGGACAGGAACGGCTTGAGCTGCCTTGGCGGCCTCCTCATTCTTTTTCCTGCGTCTGAGCTGTGTGATGCGGGTGAGGCGTCCTGATCGGACTAATACGCGGCCCATGTCTGGTTCGGTAATGTAAAAGGTCGAGTAAAGCCACCGATAGGTAGTCCCTGCCTTTTTGGTCACTTCGATCTTAGCGATGAAGCCGAGTTGTTCCATGGCCCTGAATATAGGCGACGATGCTACGCCGTCTGATTTTGAGGCTTTACCAATCTTTATGGCAAAGAGGTCTTCCGGGTGGATGACGGCTTGATTCGTGTGGTTAATCAGCAGTTGCCTGATCTGTTCCTGGGTCTTGTATTTCTTGTTCATTATTGGCCTTGTTTAACGGGTTCTCTGGGTTATCGGCAGCAAAGTGCTGTTTCTGCCGTTGAAGTATGGTAGCGAGCATTTGCTCTGCTTCCCGGATAAGCTCCTCATCCTTGGGATGTTGTGAGATCAGTTCAGCTACGCGTTCCGTAGCGAGAGTACCCCACTCACGTGGATCCTCTGACTTCTGCATGGCGGTGAGAATGTTTGTCTGGTAAAGGGAGATTTCACCCTTCTTCTCAAACTCTCTCATGTAGTCAGCCCTGCCCTTCCGCTCCTTGTTGCGTTCCAAGCGTTGCTGTTTGGGAGGGAGCTTGCCAAAGCATACGTCGCACACCCACTTGGTAGGGGGCATGTTGGCTCTCTTTTGCTCCGGACTACGCTTGATCGATACCAGGTGCAGCTCTGTCTCCAGACGCTTCTGGTCGCAGTCGTGTGTTTCACAGGGGACGAGGGGATCTTCCTCATCGGGCATTAGTTTTGGTTTATCGCTCATAATTTAAAAGGGAATGAATTGATCGGTAAATTTTGTGGTCAGCACTTCTGATAATTCGCTCTGCGTGGGAACCGGGTATGATCCATCCGAGTGCGGTCGTCCCCTCCTCCTCCAGGATGCCTCTGTCAGAAAGAAGTATCTGCCTTCGTGTTCGAAATACTCCTGCGGGAGTCCCTGCGTGGGGCCACAGGTAATTCTATTGATGGCCCCATCTGCGTCTGGATGCCAGCCCCCTACGGCCCTTCGTATCTGGTTGAGCGGGGATAAGGCGTTGCTGGGCTGGTCGTTGCTTGGAACTCCCCGATCGGCCCATGACCCTTCATAGCCGGGTGCATTGACATGGTAGAGGGCATCGTCACCGAAGCGGGCCTCTTGCAAAAGCTGTTGTTGCAACATCGAGGCAGCGGCCGGGCCGAATACTTTTCTGACCTCATCGGCCAGATCATTCATAACGGCCTTCTCGTCCTTCTTCTCAATAGGACCGGACACTTCGACAAACTGATGCTGTGGTCTTTTAACCCTCATTTCCATCCTTCTTTTGCACGGAGCCATTCATAGTTTTTAAAGGCTGAGGGTTTGTTCTCTTTTAGCAATCAGGGTCAGGCCGACAAGTATGATGACTCTCATATAATAAACTCCTGTTTGAATGCGAGGCCGGTGCCGTGCATGTCTTGTAGATTACTGTAGTACGAAAAGTGATCGGAGTGTTTCTGCCTGAACTGTCTCCAGACCTTGCCGAGCGTGTGGCGTGAATGGGTGATGTCATCAAAGACGATCATGCCTCCGTCTGCGATAAGCGGGACTACCGCCTCGAGGTCTGCCATGGCACCCTTGTTGGTGTGATCCCCGTCCACGGTGATGATGTCGAAGGGGCCTTGCATACCTAATGAAACCGACAGCTTTTTATTGAATACCTGGCTGCTGGGCTGGACATGAAATAGAATGTTCCCCTTAAAACCACATCGATCCAGTTCGCTATGAACGAACGAAGGCCCGGGATTAGGGTTACCCCCGTAGTCCTTATGGAACGGATCGATTCCAATGATGTTGCACTCAGGAGCCATCGATGCCACCTGAGCCATGGATCGACCAGTTCTTACACCGATCTCCAGGTATCGCTTTGGATGGTAGAGCTTGGCGTACAGGTTCAACGCACAGCACATCTCCCAGAAGCAGGGCTTGTTCTGCTTGAGAACAGTCTTAAAGAGCTTGATGTTCTTCGTCAGAGGAGCATCCGGTGTGAGCTTTGAAAAGACAGCCAATACATCTTTGATGTTGCGTGGCCGGCCGAGTTGGTTAATGAATTCTTCAGTCATGAGAGTTGATCGATTTTGGAGTTTTGGATTGAGAAAGGAACGATTGGCCGAGTGGAAGTGCGTACTCGCTGCGGAAAGAGTGGAGCCTGCCTCAGTTCTTCACATGGTATGGGGTGCATTAACATGCCTCGTTTTCCCCGTCCGGAAGCAGATAGCGGTTGCACGGTACTTCGAGTGCCAGCGATGTCCGGTCTTTGACCCCGGCTTAAAGCGGTGCCGTCAGGTGAATCCATTGGATCCGAACCTGCGTTATGGTTGTGGTTGTTATTGTCCATATCTTGTCCTTACTCGTCCGAAGGGGGGTTGCTGGTTGAAACGGAACATGCCCGAGGTTGGGGGATGGGATTAAGGTTGTTGACCTTCCCGTTTGTTTCAAGGAACAGGATCAGGCTATTGAACTGCTTGTTCGTAAGCGTTGATCCATACTCCTTGGCGTAGAATTTATGGATCGTCTTAGCGATCTTCGTTGCTGTCTTGTTTATCATTGTTTCGCGTATCCTCGTTCCGCATCCGCCATGCGATGGCTTCAAGAGCCTTATAAGCTCCGTTCTTCCAAGCAATTTCTGACACTCGGCGTACGTGTTCTTCGGCATCTTCTTCCGGTAACGGGGGCATCCCCGAACCTTCATTGTACCACCATATTTCAAAGTCTTTATTCATTGCGTCGTCAGGTTCAAAAAGCTGTTCGTCGAATGGCACCGCTTTCAGCTTCAGATAATCCCTTTGCTCGGAAGCCGTCCGTTCTAGAGATTCCAGTGTTTTCATTTCTCCGTTATCTAACTGCATTGTTCGTTTCTTCACCATTTCAAGTCCTCCAATGTTATCTCTTCGTTTCTTTGTGGAACTATATAATCAGCGATTTGTGCTATCTCTGTAAGCTCCTGAATAAATATTGCAGCACCTATTTGTTGTTTTGGATTTGCGTATAGCTTCGTTAATACAACCGTTACATTTGCATTGTCGTCTTTCCAGACAACGTTCTTCATAGCATCCTCTGTGCTTCTTCCTAGTTTAAGGACATCTGGCATTTTGACACGAAACTTAGAAGCCGAAGGCTTGAGCTTTCCTGCGTTTCTTCCGGTTCCGTAATCGCCCATCGGTCTTGGAACATAAAAAGTCATCATAACAAGAAGAGGTTTATCTGTTGGCGGTTCCCGTCGCATGGCTTTAGCAACAAAATACTTCACGTCAGTTTTCCATTGCTTGTTCTTTTTACCAGCAGCGTCGGTCACATTTGCTCGTCCAGTGTAATGGCCATCCTTCTTAATGGCATAGGCTGTTTTACTTCCGCCCGGGGCTGGAAGTCCGGGTATGAATAATTTCATCATTTGACCCTCCTTAATGAATGGCCTTTCATAATCCTGATGGTTGAAGTTTTGGATAATCGATAATGCCGAAGTGGTGTGTCGGGTAACAACGTGGCTCAAAGCTCTCATCAAGTTTTACAACGAGAACCGTGTATGAATTCCACCGTATAGCAAACAGGTCGCCCTCTGCCGGGTCCCCTTCCGCATAGGTGTAGTGCGTTGGGTTGTCCAAGAAATCTTTAGCCGCCTTCTCTGCAAACTCAACGGCCTTATCGTCTTCTGTTAAATTCATTACTCTCATATCGGGTGTATCTCCCATCCTTTGTGGCCTGAAACTACAATTACAAACACCTCAAGCAATTCTGTGCTAACCCAGTTCTTGGGAGCAAGTTGAACTACCCATCCGAGAAGGTGTTCAGGTGTTTTGATCTGTTCTAGAGAGATTTCGTATGGGATCTTTTTGTTCACAATTACGAACCCATTATCGATTGTTACTAATGGAGGTTCGTTTAGGATATCGCTCACATGCTTTACATTCATATCGTTCTTCCTTTTTCGGTTTTCAAAATATTAACTCCGGTCTACTTCCTCCAGCGAATTGCTGGGGACTTCTTGGTGTTCTCCTGCGTAGTTGTCGAACCGAGCCAGATGCTCCGTCCATGTTAAAAATATCTCCCCTGTCTTTCCATCCCGCTGCTTGGCAACGTCACAAAGTCTTTTGCAGTTGTTTTCAGTTTTAGACAGGAGTAGCACAATATCTGCGTCCTGTTCTATTGAGCCCGATTCTCTAATATCCGATAACCTTGGCTTGCGGCCAGTGGCTGTAAGTTCCCGGTTCAGTTGGGATAGAACAATCACTGGCAGATTGAGTTCCTTAGCCATCGCCTTCATGTTCCGTGATAACCCGGCAACGACCTGTTCACGGATCTTGACAGACTCAATTGAATCAGCGAGTTGAAGGTAGTCCACGATGATAAGCCCCAGGTTCTTTTCTCGGGCTGCTATGTGGCGGGAGGTAAGCCTGATATCGGTTGAGTTTATGTCGGATCGTTCCTCAACCCACATCGATCCAACATCGATTTCCTCACGGGCTTTTTCGACATCGGCATTCTGCCGCTTATTGGTTAATTTATCAAACCAGCGATCACGCGAAACCCTTGCTCACGTGAATGCCATGCGTAAGGACAGAGCATTGGATGACATTTCAATCGAGAAGAACAATACTACTATGGGTTCCCTGCCGGGTTTCGGTAAAATATTAGCCTCTGCTATCTTCAGGGCCAAGGATGTCTTGCCTACGCTTGGACGGGCTGCAATGACAGTGACTTCCTGTGGCTTAAATCCCATTGTCATTTTATCCAAGTCAATGAGGCCCGATGTGATTCCCATCAGATTACCACCCTTCTCTCTGAGTTCACGAAGTTCTTCCATAGCCGGTCCCATGATCTCATTCATTTTCTTCAGCGTTCTCCCCTTGGGCATTGCCAGCGTCATCATACGGGCATTCATATCACCGAGGATACCCGAGGATGAGTTCTCGGGGTCTTCGCACTTTAACTCCGCCTCTTTGCATATCTGCCGTATCTGGGCGATGGCATGGGCTTCTGTGAGTATTCCAAGCCACTCATCCATCCGGTGAGTCATCGCCATGTCAAAGGTCGTGAATATCTTGTTGATCCCGGCGTAACCTCCCACTTCATCCAACACCCCACGCTTGCTAAGGGTGTTGGTGATTACAAGTGAATCTACAAAGCCGGTCTTCTCGTAGGTGTCGATAATCACGTTCCACAGTGTCCGGTTAGATTCGTCTGTAAACATCGCTTCTGTTACACGGCTGTCCACACACTTCTGGATGGCTTCGTTCTTGTCATCCAGCATACAGGTCGAAAGAATTGCTATTTCAACTTCAATATTTATCACCAGTTTTCCTCCTCCTTCTGGTAGAGTTCTCGTATCTCATTAAAAATTGATGCACACGTTGCCCAACTGTTCACTACGGCATTACGACCAATCTCCTCGGAATCCTTGAGCATTGCCACATATCGCTCCCACCCAGGTATCGGCTTGTAGCGATCGTAAACCTTCAGATGCTTGTTGTTGTCAGTCATCTCGGTCTGGTCTGCGTCTTCCCATCCACAAGCATTAACAAATGTCGATGCAATCTTGATATGTTTTATATCCATTTCGACCCATGCAGGTATTTTCTTCTTCAGGATATTAACCTTTGATATAATTTCATCGGCCTGTTTCTCATAACCCATCTTCACCCAAGTCTCCAAAGCTCCCCGCTTTCCTTCCTTCCTTGGATAAGCTTCGTAGAATTTATTGAAGCCCGGATAATCGGGGTATTTCGATTGCTTTTTAACACGAACACTCTTCCCCTTTGAGGGGGATAAAGGGGGTGTATTTAAGTTCTTCTCATTCTTATCATTCTTCTCATTCTTGTTAGGGTCTGGTCTGTGGTTTTTCTGTGGTTTTTCTGTGGTAAGGTCTGTGGGCGAGTCTGTGGTCTGGTCTGTGGTCTGGTTTCCTTGATATTGTTTATAGTTAGTTATTGATATTAAAGAACTTACGTTTGTTTTTCTGTGGTCTATTCGTTCGTCGTCGTTTAGTTCAGCAAGAAATTTTCTTACTTTATCTCTGCTCCATCGCCATCTTGGGGCTAATCTTCGTTCACTCCATCCAACTTCTCCTCGTTTAACTTTCACCCTAATACCTCTTACGCGAATGTATCCATCAGTATGATTTGCAAGACCGATTAGGTCAGCCCAAGCTTGTCCACGGGTAAATTTTTCAGATAACCACAAGTTGGTATCTTGAAGAATTCGATGGAATTTCCAATAGCCTTCCATTGGTTACTTTTCCAGTTCGTCAAGAAACCGTTCAATAGCCTTCCGAACAAACTCGGCCTTTTTGATTTCAAAGCCTTCTGCGACTTTGTATCGGGCCTTGTCGATTCGTTCCATCAACTCCTTCTCCATTCGGACTGTGAGGTTTACAAATCCATCTTCCATTTTCATTTCTCCTGTTTATGCTGTTTGCTGTGACTGTCAAATTAAATCGTGGATTAAAGTCCCCCTCCTGTACTTGGCAGGAGAGGGACGGTTCCATCCTCAAGCAACTACCAGTGAATCTTTGTTTTGCTTCAGGACGAGTTGTTCACCGAGGATCTGGGCAAGCTTCATCTTGGCCTCAGTCCCGGTTAGACCGTATGCGTCTTTAACGATTGTCTCCAGTGCCGGTACTCCAAACGTCGCCGCCTTCAACAATACGTTGGGTGGGACGAGCCGGTTGTCGGCCTTGTCGACCAACGAAAACAGGATCTGGATGACCGCTGAAGTGTTCTTCAGCTTTCGGGTTGTTGAACCCTTCTTGATCTTGTGACCGGGAAGCGAGTCCGGGCTTTCGAGCTTTTGCTCAAAGGCCATCTTCTTACGCTCCGCGATGATGTCTACAATGATCTTGTAGGATTCGAGTTCTTTATCGGTGACCGGTGCCGTCAGGTCGAGGCGTTCCAGTACAGCGATAGCTTCGGTTTCGGTTTGGTTTTCACTCATGATGTAAGGTTCACCCGGTTGATGACCGTTGTTAAGTGCAGATGCAGACTCTTGATTCTGAACGCAATCTCATTCAGCTGCGAAGAGGTTTCACAGTTACCTGTGCAGTTCGCCTTCGCCTTTTTATCCTCCACGGCTTCTGCGGTCCTGAGAACCGGCTGAACCCTTAATTCAAGTTCACCAGCCGCTTCTGTGACTTGATCGAGTTGACGATTAATCGCGTCGATGAATTCATTGACCGTTGTTGGTGCTGCTGGTTCGGGTGTTGCTGCTATTGGTCCTTGCATTATATCTCCTTTGGTTGGAATTGCTGTAGTACTTGTGGAATAAGGGCTCTGGCTTCTGGACAGTAGCGTTTGCCCCTACAAAATTTACACTGTGCTGGGCCAGGTATGCGGGGTGCATGTGGGTTCATGCAGCGTTTGTGTATGTCGATGGCCTTCTTGACCCCCAGCTTCAGGTCATCCTCATCATACACCACCCAGCTCATTGTGTTATCGAACACTCTGGGTTGGTTCATTATCCCTACGATGCGTTTGAAGCGTAGATTCTGGTAGATTGCAGACACATTCACCAGTACCTGACGGTTCATATTGGCATACATCGCACCCTTCCAGCCCATCTTATACTCCTCGTATATCCCCATTTCACCCCCGTTTATCACGTATAAGGTGTCATACCGGCCCGAAAAGACCGGTTTCATGGTGGCTGGGTCGTGGATCCAGAACCGTTGCTCGTGAAAAGTCTGTGTGATGTTCTTTAACCGTAGGTTCAAATTCCACAATACCTCTTCGGTCAGGTCTTTGGAGCGGTTAATCACCCATCGCTGGTGATATTGTAGTTCGTCTTCGGGGATGAACCCCATGCGTACGGCATGTAGGAATGTTCCCTCTGTTGCGTCATCATCCTCTTCTTCGGTGATGCCCAGAACTTCCGTAACGTACCGCTCTAACCAATATGCTCCTGGGCACAGGTCGAGCTGGAGTCCACGGGATGCTGATGGTGTTATGCCTCGTTCTTTATCCATGACGGTAAAAAAAGGGGCCACGACAGACGAAGGCCGTGACCCCTTAGTGTTATGATCTCAATTTACCATTCCTTCGGGTCATCCGAAGTTCCGGGTTTGCTGTCGGCCTCGGTGTCTGCCGTCTTCTCTTCCTCTTCATCGGGAAACATATCGGGCTGAGCGGCCTCTTGGATTTCTTTGTTGGTCATGTCCTCGACACCAACCGACACTTCTTCCAAGGGGTCTTCAGATACCCGCTTGTAAACCGTCTTCTTTCCCGCTCTAGGGTCATTCCAAACTACGGTCACATCGAACTCCCGTAGCTCCTGACCCTCACGGATCTTCGAGCAGAACTCATCGATCTCCTCGGACTTGGCCGCGATTTGCTGATTCAGCCGTTTGGTTGTCTCCTTCTTCTCATCTTCAACTTCGGAGCGAACTCCCAAGGCTTCGACAAGATCACGGCCAAATGATTCAGTCTCCTCGTGGGTAAACTCATAGCTGAGCCTACGCTTCTCTTTTCGTTTTTGCTGTTCCATCAAAATACTTCGTCCTGTATTTCCTTGATGACCTTGTCGATACCAGCGAATAGATCCTGAAGCTTACCGATCGGCAGTTCATTCAGTCGCTTGTAGTTTTTATCAACCCACTCGTTATCGAGCAACCAGAGGTTAAACCGATTACGCGTTACCTTCGCGTCCTGAAGCTTGCGTTGAATATTCTGGGCAAGCTGTTCGATCTGTTCGAGGGTCTTGGCAGGATCTTTGTCATCAAACAACTCGTTGGCCGGATCCGAATCAACCACTTCGACTTCCTCAGCCTTCTTCGGCTCAGCCTTCTTCGGCTCGGCCTTCTTCTTCGGCTCGGCCTTCTTCTTCGGCTCCTCCTTCTTCTTCGGCTCCTCCTTCTTCTTCGGCTCCTCCTTCTTCTTCGGCTCCTCCTTCTCAACGTCTGCCCCTTCGGTCAGAAGAAGCGACGGATCGGGCTTATCGACCACGGTATCGGTCACGTTGGTCAGTCCGGCAATACGCCGCTCGTCCTCGTCAAAGGGCAAACCGTGGATCACCTGTCGGGCCGCTTGCTTCAGGGCTCGCAACTGTAACATATGGCGGGGCCGCGTGTTCCAGTTTGGATTAACCTTGATGTGCCATTCCGTAAACCAAGCGGTGTAGGTGATTGGCCGTTTCTTGTCGACAAGGTAGATACTGGCTACCGCGTAGACTGGTTTCTCTTCCTCCTTGGGGAATACTTCGACTTCCCATGAATCAACGGAATTATGATCCATTAGTTTCTTATAGACCCCATCAGGGCCGATAATCGGGACGATGCCGCCCCTGTCTGGGTATGCGTATAACATACCGGGAATGAGCGGGTTAAGTTCCAGCTCATTGGCTATCTGGCTATATGTGTACAGCTGCTCATCCGTGATCTTGTTAGGATCCACCGAACGAAAGCACTGGGCCTTGATGGTGGAGATTAACAATTCCGGATCGATCTTCAGCCGTGACGCTAATATATCCATCACTTGTGGTCTGACAGCTAATGCTGTGTCTTTGTTTTCTTTAGTCATGATGATACGTTTGGGTTAGAGAAAAGGCAGGGGCCGACGTTTGTTGAATAAACGATTCACTCCAATGATTTCGCTTCGTCGCCCCCGCCATAAAATTCATTATCCTTAATAAATTTCTCAAAAGACTCCCGTGGTATTCGGGTAATCTTTGTTGATGGCTTTATTACGGGTGATATCTTCCCGTCTGCTATAAAGTTCTGGACGGTTCTTTCGGTCACTTTGAGGATGGTCGCTACTTGTTCGATGGTTAACATCCTTCTATTAAATGGAGTGATCTTGTAGCGGGAGATATTGTTTTCGTTGTCTGTTTCCGTCATATTCGTCAATGTGGCTCTACATAAAAGGCTCGTCAATATATTTCTTGAAAAAAAACTTCATCCGTTGATTATGAGTGGTTTATGAACAGCAAGCCTCTGGCTCAATTAGACCGGAAGGACATAAACCGATTACTCAACGAGACTAATGGTAGTATCACGGACGCGGTAAAGTTCCTTTCTCACATAGGGTTCGACGTAAGTAAAGGCGTCCTGCTTACGTATGTTAAAAACGATCCTGTCCTGTCGGATATGTGGCTGGACACAAAGTCGTTCTCCGATACCGAGGCACCCACCGATGAGGAGAGGGAAACAAACCCAAACCTTCCCACCTCGCCCTTTGCCGGGAACAAGTTGACCTCTGCCCGGTTGATTCAGGATTCCATTGTTGCTCGCCGTGGCCTCAAGGCTGTTGGTTTCACTGAAGATGAGCAGAATAAGATGATCGGCTTCCAGAGTTATGCCGCTCAGAATTTCTCCGGGACACTCGATGCCACCCATGGGCAAATGGTCATTATGCAGTTCCGTGCCGAGGAACGTGCCGAATGGATCAGGAAAAACAAGCTCGAAGGTGACGATGCCAAGGAAATTCCTCCCGAGGAGCAGCTCAAGTGGCAGAAGATGTACAATGACCTTATCGAGCAGGTGCGACGTATTGCCGATACCGCGAACAAGGCATCCGAGATCCGGGTCAAGGCAATGCTCAAGGATGTGAACAATCGCATGGGAGTTGGTGGAAAGGAAGAGAAGCCAGTGACAGGTGCTACTGTCACCGATGTCCCGGACGGCCCGCTGAAACCAGATCGTAAACGTAGTCAGAAAAGAACATGAATGATATTCTGGCAGAAGCGATCCACAAGGAGCTTGAACAAGAACAGGGTGGCCCGGTTGTTGAACGTCCAGAATTCTGGGTGCCAGAGATGGGGCCAACGCAGGAACGCTTCTTCTGGGACAAACGTAGACTGATACTCGCTGACGGAGAACGTGGATCGGGTAAGACGACAACGGCCATTGATAAGTTGTTGCTGCATATGTGGAAGTGGGACAACGCTCTGGCTGTCATCTATGTTATCGTAAAGAGTGCAGGGATCATCGGCGGTTGCTGGGAAAAGCTGATCTCCATGGAAAGGTTCCCGGATGGGGAACCCGTTGGAGCGTTGGAGAAGTGGAGGAAATACCTCAAGATGAATTACTACGATGCCACGATGGATCCTGAAAAGAATCGATTCGTAGACATCATTAACCGCAACGGGAACCGTAACCGTATCATTTACAAGGCTTTGCCTCCTCGATCACAGATTGCCGGACGTATGAAGGGGGCTGAGTTTTCCTACGCCTTGATAGAGGAAGCCGCAGAAACGGATGAACGCCAGTATTTTTACAGCCTTATGCAGCAGATCGGACGCAGGGCCGGTATTCCCGCAGCAGAGCAACAGCTCATCATCACATGCAATCCACCGGCCAATGGCCCCGATCACTGGTTGTTCGAGGAGTTTGGCACTGTTCCGGGAATTGCTCACTCAGAGAAGGACGGGGCAGAGGGCGTATGGGACAAGACGGGTAATGATGATGTTGCACGCTTTCACATTCCCATGCGGGAGAATAACTTCGGTCAGTTCAAAGACCCGGAGAACAAGAGGGTGTATCTTCGCAATGTTGAGCTTGAGTGCCGTAGTGATCCTACCGCGTATGGCCGGCTTGTTGAGGGCAAGTGGATCAAGAAGACTGTTGGTTACGGGATCTTTGAAGGATTCTGGCTTTACGATGCCCATGTCCGGGGATCTCTCCCCAACTCCGGACTGTTCCCGCTCGTTGGCGATAACATCATTGTCGGGTATGACGGCGGTGACGTTCACAATGCCAGGGTCATGTGCCAACGCAACTGGAGTACCGAAAAGAATAAATGGATTTACCGATTCTTTGATGAGCTGATGGACTACAACCGCAAAAAGAGTATCAACTCTATTGTTGAGGGGATCATGCTCAAGATGCTCTACTGGTGGGAGTTTGCGGAGAAGCGATGGGGGCCGGACTTTAGTGTCTGGAACTTCCAGCACATCTCCGACTCCAACATGATGGAACGGTGGAACCCGCAGGGGTCTTTTGACTATAAGCGGTATAATGAAATTTCCCGTGAGCTGATGAAGAACCATCAACGGTTCGGCAAGATCAAGCAGCCTATTGTGATGAAGGCTCCCAACAAGGGAGCGGGTAGTGTGGCCAAGAGAGTTCAGATCACAAAGGATCATCTCTTCAATGAAACCATCCTGGTAAGTGCGACCTGTCCGAAAATAATCGATATGTTCACGAACCTGAAAAAGCACAAGGATCAACGCGGAGTTGAAGATGACCTCAAGCCCATGAGAACGAGACAGATCCACGTATTTGATGCAGTTTCTCTCATACTTCTATATTTCTCAGAGCGTGGTGAACGGCCACCGGAGGCCAGAAAGTCAGGAACCGTTTCTTCACATTCCATATAAAAAGGCTTGATACCCGCCACATATAGGTTTAATTACCTAATTAATAGATATGGAAGCGAACAAATTAACGCTTAACCTAAGCGACGAAACAATTGCAAGTGTCCTCGCCGTTCACAAACCTGGCGATAAGTTGAATCTCGAAGTCGAGGTGCAGTACGATGAGGCAAACGATGAGATAGCGAATTTGACTGTCTTGTCCGTGAGCCCGACTGGTTCAAAGTCGGAAGAGGAAAAACCAGCCACCCCGGATACACCGGTAGGCGTAGTTATGTCTGAGGGAGGATCTTATTAATGCCACCAAATACCACATTTAATGTTAAAGCGAGTCAGTGGAATCGAGGTGGAAGAGAACAGCTCATCACGGCTGAGATGGGGAACGAACCCTTCTTGTTCGATTCGTTTGGAAGCCTTCTTGTTTCTCAGGAAAATGCTTCCATAACAGCTGCGGCCTTCGCTCACGCTGTAAAGATCAATCCAGCGGGTGGAGTCTTACCGATCGGCACAACCCCCACACTCGTTGAGTCTGTTCTTATCAAGGCGAAGCATGGCAATACGGGCAACGTCTTCATCGGTGATTCTGGTGGACAGAATATGCCCTTACCCGTTTCAATCGGTGCCCCTCCAGGGAAGAAGATCGACCTGTCAGACATTTATTACAGAGTTGATACGGCCGGTGATGGTGTCGTCATTCTAACTCTGGGATAAAATGCCATTAGGATTTGACACTTTAGAATCGGTCAACCCCTCCTGTCTTCGAGAAGTTGGGGATAAGAACAGTCGCTTTGGATTGGAAGCCGGAGGCGGAGGCGTAGGCCCTCCAACTCCTCCTAATGCCCCAACCGGATTAACCGCAACGACTGTATCTGACGTTCGGATTGACCTTACGTGGGTTGATAATTCAACAGACGAAACGGGTTTTTCAATAGAACGAGCTCCTGCTGCAATAGGCCCGTGGGCCGAGATTGATACGGTAGGTGCGGGGATAACGGCATATCAGAGTATCGGACTCACCGCTTCCACTCAGTATTTCTATCGAGTCAGGGCATTTAATGGCCCTCTTTACTCAACTTACTCTAATATAGCAGACGACACGACAGATGCACCTTCCCCTCCCGATCTAGCCAATCTACTTGCTTGGTATAAGGCTGAAACAAACTGGACACCTAATGGCGGCGACCTTGCTACGTGGGGAGACAACAAAAACAGTAATGACATTACTCAAGGAACCGGAACCAAACAGCCATTGATTATATCGCCAGGGTGCAATGGACTAGATACGGCTCAATTTGATGGTGTCAGCGAGTTCTTGACCGGAGCGTTTGTTAGCACACAGCCGACAACGGTTTTAATGTTGTGTAAGCCAATCACATGGAACTCAGGTGATAAGTTTTTTGACGGCGGCGGTGGAACCAACAAGAACTATATTTCAGATACTACAGGAACACCGACAGTTCGTGCGTATGCCGGTTCATTCCTTTCCCTTGCGGCAACAGGTCCAACCATCGGAGCTTGGGGCGTAGTGACCGCCATTTTCAACGGTGCATCCGGGCTTGTTCAATTCAATAAGACCGCTGCGTCAACTGGTGCAATCGGAGCCAACGACGGCGATGGTTTCACAATGGCCGCACGACAAGATGGTTCTTTCAATACGAAGAACATTGAGGTATGTGAGGCACTTATTTATTCGGCGGCTCTTGATGCGACAATTAGAGGACTGGCACAGGACTATTTACTTGGGGTGGGAGGTCTTTAATATGCGCGTAAAATACCGAAGGTTTTCAACAGAGGAAAAAGCAGATGCGTTTATCGCGCGACTTAATACCTTATACGGTTATCCAAAACCGGAGACACACACCTTTACTATCGCTGAAGCTATTGTTCATCCACAAACCGGCCATGCTATTGTGGTATTAAAACCTGTCTTTGATCATAACAAGGGACGCTATTCTAATATGGCATTACGGCTAACAAAAGAAGAAAAGGCAAACTCCACTGAGATGGTTGACCCTGATTTAGTGGCAGAAGGATTTGAAACGTCCCGAAGTTCCCGAAGACAAGGACATCAAGATACCGAAACCTGACTACCTGAAGTGATGTATGACCACGAACGAGGCACTCATAAAATCCCAGTTTATAGGGATACGTGAACGCTGGAACAACGTTCGTGCTAAACAACTATGTCGCAAGCTTGGCTGGACAATGGGAGAATTTCAGCGGTTTCTACTGGCCACTAAGGCAGAGTTTAATTCGTATTTGAGGAACAAGTTCCCAGGGGCCGCCTGCAAACAAATGGAGGACTGGGAGAACTACTTGCACCATAAAACTCTAGGAGAAACGCCAAAAGTGTTGCCAGATCCGGTTGAGCCGTTCATTGCTATTTTTGAGTTTGTTAATAAAATAGCCGATGAGCAGTCAGATCATGCAACCGAGGCAAGACAATTACTTGAACCATTTAAGAGGGACGAGGCATGATTGATTATAAGGTTTTAGACTCGTATGGAACCAACCGGGAGAGGATCGAGGCGATCTTCACTATGCAGAGTGCAACCACGCTGTCGCCGGCCGGAGAACGATTGTTCAATGTCGACAACCCTGAGCTGAATGCCGACAACCCCGATCTGGATCCGAAGCCGAACAAGAAGAAGGTAGCAGCAGCACAGAAGGCATACGCAGAAAAGTTGTGGGCGACAAAAGAGACTTGGAAAAAGAAACTCTGTTCCCGCAACGAGGAGGGTCGAACCTTTACTTTTAAGAATTACAAATACTGGCTGGCCTGTGATATGGCCATGGACGGTTCACCTTTGATCCCCGAGAATTTACCCCTTAACCTGTACGCTCAGGGAAAGATAGATTTTGATTCCTGTTCTACTGAACTCGAGAAGCTTGAAGCGATGTCCAACCGGAAGTTCCTCAAGTGGGAGGGAGAAGGCGAAGATAAAAAGATCAAGGAACTCGACGTCCCCCGGTTATACGAGGTCTGCTTTAACATTGTCAGACCGTATGTTACACGACGTGTAGCCGCCCAACTCGCACGTATCCTCAACCGCGATCCTCACCTTCCCTTCAGAAGTCGTGATCGATCCATGATAGGAAAGCTCCGGGCTGATGTCATGGGACAACGCTCAGAGATGATATGGGATCAGTTTGGCTATGGTCACCAGATGGATCAGTTCTTACGTGAAACATTCATGTACGCCCACGTTGTAGCCTTTGTTGATTCTGCATGGGAGAAGGAAAGCACGGTCGTTCTTGATAAGCTGGGAGATCAGAAGGCCGTCATCAGCAAAGAGGGACCGGTCTTTACCAATCCTCACCCATCCCGGGTGTTCTGGGATCGGGCTTACCCGGTATCTTCCCTGAACTTTGATTCGGGTTGTAAGTGGTGCGGGTATTGGGACGTTGTTCGATATAGTCAGGTCTGTTCTCCGGACTTCTTCAACATCGATCAGGTCAAATACACCGACAGCACATATAACGCCTTTCGTCTTTTCCCAAACTACTACACCCTTTACTACTACGCCAACGACGCGGAATGTATCCTCAAGGCACCAGCGGCGGGTGCGGATGATTACTTTATCAAGAATGATCGGACAGCTAACATCGGCTATTACTCGCAGGACAAGAAGGATGCCGGTGTAATCATCGCCAACTACTACGAGAAGGTGATTCCAAGCCAGTGTGGCCTTGGCACCTACCCTCACCCGGTATGGTTGAAGCTTATCGTTCTCAATGACGAGACTGTGATCCATGGAGAGTTCCTTCCCTCCCGTCCGGCCATGGTTATGTATTACAACGAGAATGACTCAAAGCTCATGTCTCCGAGCATGGTTCATGACATGCTTCCGTATAACGATCAGATTCAAATGCTTCTGTCCCAGATGGTGTACTTCATGAAGGTTCAGAGCATCCTCCTTTATGCAATCAACTCCGATATGGTTGACCCCGAGATGCGTCAGACGATCAGAGCACACCTCGATGGGAACAAATACTATTCAAAGGCTCTCTCGTTTGATGCGAGCTTTACAGACTTCGAGGAGCTATACGGCAAGAACTTCTCCTCAACGAAAGCGATCGAGATTATTACTACGAAGCTTGAGGGACAGATCAATGATCTTTTGCAGGCCATATCGACCATCTCTTTCTACCTCGAAAAAAACCAGATGATGTCCTCGCAGGAGTTGGGGCAGGTTGTTGGATCCGGGGAAACATCAGCAACGGAGATCGCTGAAACCTCATCCACCACGGCTACCCTCTACAACTATATCTCGAGAGGCCCGAATGAATTTCTTAATGCCATGAAGGTGATTCTCTACGAGTCACTTATGGCAAAGGGCAGCACGGATATCCGCGTTCCTATCACCAGCTTCTACCCCGACGATGTCATTGAAAAAGCAGGCTTTACCTCAGAAGGAACGGCACAGGATGGAATGACCATCATTGGCTCTAAAGAAAGCCTCGTGCATGATTACGTGTTTGATTCCTCTGACATGAATGAGAAGCCGCGTAGCATCGAGTCTGCCAAGGTCTTGATGCAGCTCGTAACCATGGTGCTTGGAAACGAACAAGTAGCAATGGCCGTCGGGCAGGACCAACTATCCGCGATGATAACAGAAACTTTCCGCATGGCCGACAGTGACTTCATTCTCAAGATGGATGAATCCACTCAAGATCCACAAGTGGCAACCAATCAACAGGTTCAACAAACGATACAGCAATTCCAAGAAGCATTGATGCAGCAGGCCGAGGGCTTAAAACTTTCCGCAGATAAGATCGCTGCAATTGAAGAAGGGCTTAACGATGTAGCTGAAAGCGTTAAAGAACTTTATCAACCGCAAGGTCAACCTCCAGAAGCAGCAACAGCAGCAATATAAACGATGTCAAAACAGCCAGTAATACCCGAACCAGAAACCGATAAAACAGACTTCGCATGGATGGAAGGTCCACTTGAAGTTCCAGAAGATGTAGCCAAGTCTCTTAATCCGCAGGAGGACGTTGACTTAGAATCGCTCCGCTATCAGGGCAGCGACATGGGTGCGACCATTGAGCTACTCAACGCAGAGCCACCCAAGCCAGGTGATCCTCCCGATCCGCTCGCACCGGAAGAAACACCGACACCTGATGATGGGCCTCCTGATCCGCTCAAACCGGATGTGCCAGCCAAACCCCCGGCCAAGCCCGTAGAAGCTGCTGCTCCGGCAACCCCCGTAATTCCCGTAGAAGCTGCTCCGACCCCCGCTACGCCCGTAGTCACCAAGGGCATTGACCTTCCGGATTTGGGTGAGGATGTCATTCCTAAGGATGTTCCCTCTATCCCCGCGATCAAAGCTGATGAGCTGCCGGTCATTCAGATCAGTAAGGCGGACGAAGCTTTCATAGGCAGGATTGATAAGGCATCCAAGAGTTCACTCGATTTCTTTCACTTTGCCGAACAGCTCGAACCTGAAAAATACAAGGGAGCCCTCGAACGGCACATTGCTTTCCTCAAAGACCATTCGCAATATGTAACCAAGGCCAGAAGCGAAGATCCGGATATCAACCTTGAACAGGACGATGATTACCAGAAATGGGTGCGGGCCAATAAGCCTGTAATCATGGATCAGTACGAGATTCAGGATATGCGGGGACGCATCAGCGAGGAGAAGGCCTTACGCCGCTTCCGTACAGAGCAGGCCAAACAATTTGAACCGGTTCGACAATACATGGAGCGGGCCAAGACTGAACCAATTCTTCGTCAGGAAGTCGCAGCCTTCGGAGAGCAGTTGATGTCATCTCTTGCTTCGCCAACAAAAGTTGGTGATGTCGACAACACGACGGCTGAAGCCAATGAGTTTGTTAATACGTTCATTGAAGCAGGCGGTGGGGTTAAGGGAGAAACACAGCTCCGGGAGAAATACTCCGATGATGAAACCGAACTGTTTAAGCAGGTCACTAAGAACAGCGTATCGCTGGCAAGGGAGTTTGTAAGGGTCAATGACTTCGACACCGCCCTGGACACCAGAAACCCTGTCCATGATATGTTGTTCAACAACATCAAGAAGTGGGGTAAGGATATGGCCACCAACCCCGCATACGAAAATCTTCGCAAGCGTGATGACGGAACCACGTTCCTGCCATTAGAGCAATACGGTGATCTTCAGGCCCGTAACCCGACTGAAGCGGCCAAGCATTTCACTTTCAGCCGTGAACAAATACTTCGGTTAATTGCAACTGAGGGTAAATTTACGCTGAATCAAGGGCTTGTTGCCAGAAAAAGTGCCATAACTCGGTATCTTGAACAGCATGGAATGACGAAAGAAGACATCGGAAAGCTCGCATCGGGTTCAAATGCACAACCGAAGGCACCACCTGCGGAGATAGAAAACTCTCCCAGATCCCCGCGTTCCTCTCCGGTCGCACCGGCTTCTACCACTCCGGCAACGGGTTCTGGTACGTTTATGGATGACGTAATGGGGCCGATCGGTCAGAAGCCAGCGTAAGTGCATTTGCACTACACTTCTGTTTTTGCAGAAATATTGCCTGATTATTAAGTTTATTTTGCTTTCTCAAAAAACGAGGGGGAAGGTTGAGGTCTAACTCAAAAGAAGGTAATTAAATGGGTGTAGCAGACCAAATCCTGAATCAATGTGGGCCTCGCGTCATTAACGTATCGAACGTGTGTGACGGTTCTTTAACGAAGCTCGACATGCAGGGACTTACACCGGCAACGCTTGAGAGTATGAAGAACACGGCTTGGATGGAGTATTTCTTATACACACAGGCCGTCAAAGCACGTATGACCGGAGTCAGAGAAAACTCCCTCTACGATCTCATCCTTAGCCGGACGGCCCCGATCAAACTCGGGAAGGAAACAGTAAACAATAAGTCTTACTTCCTCCCCTACATTCTCAGAAACCAAGAGGACTATATTAACGCCAATGCGTTTAATATTGTCAGTGGTGGCCCCAATGCCAATGCCGGAACAACGGTTGACGGTGTTGTCTATCCCCTCTCCTCGTGGGATGTCGTTGTTCAAAACAGCCCTTCGGCGTTTGCAAGTCCGCTTGTTCACATCGAACGCTACTTTGTCCTCGGTGCTGATTGTGTTGTCCTCAATCTTTCCGCTGCTGGTGCAGTCCAGGAACCTTACATGAAGGTCATTAACGCCGTTTATATCACGACTGCAGGTGGCGTTGAACAAGCTCGTGTCACCCTCGCAGCCAACGTCACCGACGCGGCTACCGGGTGGGGTGGAATGACCGCCGCAGAACGCTTACTGTTCCAGCCCACCGCGGGTGTTGTGCAGGTCGGCGTGAACAATGTATCGGATTATGAGAGCTGGTGTGAAATGCAGCCGGTCGATTTATCGAACCGCCTCATCCACTTCTGGTGTCAGACTTCCCGGCATGTGTTCTGTTACGATGATGAAACCAAGAAGTATCTCGCATACATCATGGCGGGGAATGTTAATCCATACCTCGACCTGTATAAAGAGCTGCCTCTCACTGAACAGAACCGGAAGGCTTACGCCAACTGGGAACGTCAACAGTGTATCTCGTTCTTCTACGGCCAGCAGATCGACGAACATCAGACGGCTGAAGATTATCGCAATCTTCCCAAGGTCTATGATCCTCGACATGGTATCTTCCTGGAATACAAGGCAAACGCCTTGGGGGTGAAAACCCTCCTCAACGAATGTAACCGCGTGATCGACTATGCGGGTGCTCCTCTGGATCTGAACGTCCTCGAAAACCAGCTGTATCAAATCAAGCGTCACCGTGAGGTCGACGGGGGTACAGTTACGGAAATCGATGCATGGACAAACCGTAACACGGCGGCCACGATCGACAGTCTGATGATGGGCTACTATAAGGCACGTAACCGCATGAATTATGAGCAAGACTGGAAGCCCCAGACAATCTCGGTTCAGGACAAAGTGTTGTGGAACTACCGTTCATACGAGTTCCGGGATGCTCAGGTTACTCTCAATGTGATTGTTGAGCCTTTCTTCGATGACCACAAGTTGCACTTCCCGGCGTCCATGGCGTCACGCGGCAATATGCTGTTGATTCCGGATTGGTCAGACATCAAACGTGGTGTCGCTGGTGCAGCTTCGCGGACAAGCCATACTCCTGATCTCGAAACGGATCCGGACTTCGCTTGCATCATCAAGGCGAACATCAAGCATTACGAGATGCAGAGTTTCGTTTGGACAGTCCTCCTGGAAGATCCTTCTCGCCACTTGTGGATTGAGAATTTCTCGGACGAATGTCCGACCTACGCCTTTACTCTCTGCGAGCCTACGCAGAGTTCATAAAGTATTTTGGCCTCGGTTATTGCTGTTAATCGGGAAGGGCTGTCAGGACGTAAAAATCCTGTCAGCCCTTTTTTCTTTTGACACCTAATTTTTATATGGCAGTTTTACGATATGATCCTCACACGGAACCAGTGGATGGACGAGATTCACGATTATTCTCCCAATATGGATTGGGGGAAGATCGATCTACCGGACGCCACCTACCAGACGGTCACACGCGAGTTCGTTGAGAATAAATATAATCCGTACTGGGAGAAGGTACTGAAGATACTGCGGATTAAATACTCAAAGAAGTTTGACTGTAACCGGTTTGCTAAAGGAGCGAGATGGATCGCATCCGTAGTTCACTCAAAGAGCGACAGCACGTTGGCCGCGATCGCAATGGCAGAGTTTGAATATAAGCGTGACGTAGATGACCAGTATCATGAGATAAACCTTTGGAGAACTGAGAACGGAGTCGAGGCATGGGAGCCTCAAAATCAATCATGGCTAAACCTAACACAAACCGAACGCTTTTCTGGGCGGCGTGCTGCATCATAATCCTGTTGGCAGGATGTGTAACCCCACCCGAAGCCACTCTGGACGACCTGTTTCCACCGGAAGACTACAAATACGAGGACTACGACAATGGATGACCTACTTAAACTGGCAATGAGCTACCTGATAGACCCTGAGTTCTACGCCTTTGTTGGTGCAATGATCGCAGCTCTGGGCAAGATCTGGCACAGCGGGAACAAGGTCACTACCATTGAGAAGGTAGCCGAGACACTGGTTGTTACCAATCAGGCACTCATGAAACACCCTCAATATTCAGCAGCCGAAGAAACGGTTAAGGGATTTTTCAAAGAGGTTCAGACTGAAATGGGCAACCATACAGAAGTCCGTGCCATCATCAAGAAGTATCAAAATCAAGATAAGGCCGATGAGATTATCACAAAGGTAACTCAGCCGCCTTTCCCACACCACAGAATATGACCGGCATTAGTGATTACCCGTTTCAGCTTATATCCAAGCGGGGTCAAAAACTTTTCAAACCATCGAAGCTCCCATTCAAGATCGTCCATCTTATGTTGTTCTATCTCGATATAATGAAACATCGAATCCTATTGGCCTTCCTAACTCTCACCCTGTTCGGGTGCAGCGAAACTTTTAAACAGACCGCCGTTCCTCTGGCAAAGATCGGTCTTCGCGTAGCCGTGAGAGGGCTAGTGCTGAGTAACCCTGCGGTTGCTCCATACGTGACCGGTCTTTCATTGGTTCTCCGACAGACGGATGTATTGTCACCGGCAGGAGTACGGACTGAAGTAAACACCTACATCAACCGTAAGGTGAACGATCCCCTATACCGTGAAAGTATGAAGGATCTGGCCGATATGTTACTGGTATTCTATGACGGTGTTTATGAGAAGAACGCAGGAGCATTAGCCGATAATCAGGCGGTTGCTATCCTCACACGCTTTGCAGATGTAATTGACATGGCAGTTGATCCGACGATTGCGGCCGCAGGGCCGGACGAGGTTATTCGCTTGGAGATGGTATCTGTATTAATCGAGTAGGACGTACCTTAATTTGACTAGAGCAAATGCCAATTATTAGGTACTCACAAAACTAGAAAACAAACAGAAAGCTGATATAATGGACGCCGAACTACAAGCTGTTGTGACCGAACAAACGAAGCTACGCACTTTCGTTGAGGGCAAGTTTGAAACCATTGACGAGAAGTTGGATACGCAGAGCCATGTTACCGGGCAGCTCAGTGCCGACGTTCAGACTTTGACTATTGGGGTAGAGAAGCTGATTACAAAGTTTGAGGGGCAATACACACCGGGGGAAGCCCCGCAATGTGTTATTCATGATCAAAAGATCGGTCAGGTTGAGAAAGCGATAGCTGAAGTTATAGAAGAAGTTAAAAAAAAGATCGTGGTCATTGAGAAAATTGACCGGCGAGTTGGTTTTATCATTACCGTCCCGACTGTCCTTCTTGCTTTCTTCGGTATCCTGAAAGGCGTTCTCCTATATCTCGGAAAAACGGGGTGAGGCTCCACTTCCACAACACTTGGCATCTGGGGGATTGCTTTCTCCAACTGCATTTCTGTCGTAAGCTCGCAGAGAGAGGGCATGATGTTTTCTTCTATGTGAAAAAGGACTACGTTTACGAACTTAACCAATACTGCGGGAGGGTAAACATCCGGCGTATGGATCAGATTCACAAAGAATCGATCAATACATGGCTCGGTCAGAAAGCAGAGTTCTTCGTAAACAGCCCGAATAAGAAGGATTACGCCCAATGTATGCTCAATGTTTTCGATTACATCGCCACACGGGCACATGTGGACAACCCGATCAAAACGAAAGATGCCCTTTGGATTGACTGGTCTGAGTATAACGAAGCCTTCCGGATACCGCCATGTGATGTGTTCATTGTAAACTCCCGTGGGCTCAGCGGTCAGACCACTGCCCAACCGAAGGATTGGGAATCGCTCATTAACAAGCTCTTGGCAGATGGCTACAAGGTGACAACCACGGCTCCGACTGATTGCGACTGTCCCTGCACAATGAAGATGGGTATGAACATGGTAGAACTCGGAGCTTCAAGTATAGGGGCAAAGATTATAGCCGGGGTACAAACCGCACCCTATCATCCCACTGTCAACATCTGGAACAAGAACGCCCTGTTTTTAAATTTCCATCAGGAAACGTGCTTTCAAATGGGCAACACGCAGTGGGTCAGAAACTTAGACCAGATCGAAAAGGTTATCCATGCAAATTCTGTTTGGACGTTGAAGGTTATGAACCGCAGGTTTTAAGAGGCATTGATTTTAGCAAAGTGGCGTTCGGAGCTTCCTAAACCGGTCTTTGTTCCTGTTTTTGGCCCCACTTGGCTACAAAATGATTATGGCCCTGATTGGATACACAATGAAGATTCCAGTAATATTAATTCATAAAGGCTATAATGAGTTTGTGGGCTATGCTTTGAAGCAGGCTAATAAAAACAATTTTGTGCATCTTATTGGCGATACCAAACCGCCGTTCGATTTAAACCATTATGAATTTAATTTAATAACCGACTTCAATGAAGGATGTGATTATTTTAAATCAATTTACGAGCACCTGAATACCACACCGCCACACTTTGAATTGTTCTGTTACCAGCGGTGGATCGTCCTTCGAAACTTTATGGTGCAGAATAATTTAGGCATCGTATTCTATATCGATTCAGACGTGTTGTTGTTCTCTAATGTAACCGAAGAATGGGAGAAATATAAACAATATGAGATGACATTATTTTATAGAACAGCAGCCGTTGCATCCTTCATTACTTTAGACGGCATTAATAATTTCTGTGAGTTGATCTTGGATACCTATTCCAATAAAGATTCATATTATTTTAAAAAAATAGCGGCAGTTTTTAGAGTAAGGCAGGAATGTCATCTTCGAGGTGGTGCATGTGACATGGCGTTGTTTGAACTTTACTCCTCCCAGGGGTTGGTTGGTGAAATGATGCAGATAATTAACGACACCACCTACGATCATAATATTCATGTGGCGCAAGGATATGATTTTATTGATGGCCATAAAAATTTTGTGATCAAAAACGGCGTCCCCTATGTCTACAATCTTAGACTATCAAAGGATATAAAATTTAACTCACTTCATTTTCAGGGTAATAAAAAAGCCCTGATGAAATCTGTTTATGAAAGTACACGCCATAACGCCACGATCTAAGGCATGGTTGATCTACCATGGTTGTATCCTCACTGACCCGGACAGTGCCGATTACATCATTTACGAGAAGGAAGGTGAGGTTAATCCAGCCCCGATCAAGGCACGCTATGACAACAAGAAGCTTGTCTTCATTGCACCGGGCGACCAATCCATCAACAACGACAATGTGTGCATGTGGTTTGTGAACAATGACTCGAACAAAACACCTCGAACCACACAGATATGGGTGACAAACCCCCGTATCCAGCGAAGCCCATTCAAGGTGGATCGTCCGTTGATGGCGTATTTTAAAGGGACGCTCTGGCCCTCGCATTCACGTATTGCTATCAAGGCAATACAAGCTCCCGGATTCAAAGTTGTTGACTTCAATTTCTGGACGTTCCGTGTCGGTAAAAGTCCCAAGGAGTTGATGGGAGTTGCCTTGTCAATGTATGCTGAAATGGAGCGGGCCAAGTTCACGCTCTGCCCAAAAGGAAAGGGACTGTCGAGTATGAGGGTGGTTGAGGCGATGGCTTGCGGTTCTATCCCCGTTATGATTGACGATTGGACGAATCCATTTGACGGGGAATTCAAGCGGTTATGTGTGCGGATCCACTCGAACGAGGTTCATAAGCTCCCCACAATGCTCCCGCAAATTTATTCGACAAAGCGAGCCAAGGAGTGTATTGATTATTTCAACGATGTTATTTATAAGGACAGTTTGCCGTGGACTCCATGCTCTTGGTTCTCATACAAAATTTTAGAAAGGCTCCATGAAGATTCCAAAAACACTGTTCGTTAGCTTTCCCCGGACGGGGCATCATTACCTCGCATCGCTGATTCGCGGCTACTATGGCGATGAGTTGAAATACTGCGACCCTTACACCAATCCAGAGCGGGTTAAGATAGCCAATCTTACCAAATGCCACGACTTTAAGCTTGATGCCAAGCCGTATCCATCAACGATCGCATTGACTCGTGGGCCACTCCCTTCTTTGATGTCATATTTCGAGTTCGGGGTGAACAGTGGATGGTTTCACGACACGAATGAAAAGTGGGAATGGTTTGCAAAGTCGAAATATTTATTTTATCGACAGTGGATGTGTAAATGGCAAGCGATAGCTTATTTGAATGGATTCCCGTTCATCAATTACGGTAAGTTGATAAGATCCCCTGCCCATACACTTATGGATGTGTTGCATTATTTTGGTGAAGACCCCAAATGGGATGACGTCATGAATGCAGTATCACAACCGGTAGCAGCTCCAACATTGGGTTACTACCACAGAAATAAAAGTACAAGAGAAATAAAAGAGTTCAAACATTATGACCGACGCTTTCTACAAAGGATCGGTCTATTAACAGCAAAATAATATGAACTGGTTATTAGTTACAGCCATCAATAGTGAAGGCACGATAAGACATGGCGTGAATGACCCCGGGGCCAACAACTGCGGTGATGATTTCATAAGACTCGGTGTAGAAAAGCTTGTCCGAGAAGTAGATTCGGAAGCACAAATACACCTGATTGATAAAGACGACGAAAAGAATTACAGCAATCCCATCCCATTTGATCGATGTATCTGGTGTGGAATGCCTGTGTTCTGGTCACATGAGAAAACACAGAATCACACTCACATCTGGTGGAGGAAGCTCATGATGAATTGGGTTTCCAAAGACCCGAAGAAGTTTATGGTTCTAGGGGCCGGTGTCTTCATAGGAGGAACAGCCCATAATCTAAACGATATGTATTGGAGCTGGGAGCAGCTCAAGAAGCGGATATGGGGACTTACGTTCCGTGAGCCATTCATGGCTGAATTGAATTATCCATGCCTGCCGTGTCCGGCTATTTTCTCGATCGGTGATTATCGCAGGGATAACATCTTCAAACTGTGCAATCTGATGGAGTATGGGAGTCACTATAAGTTCATGAATCCAGCGGAATATCGTGTCTGGGCAGAGAACTTACAAGAGATTGCCGACATCCTACTCGAGAATCGATTCCGGTTTATCTCCCACAACACAAAAGAAACCGCCCTTGCCGAGCGTTTAGGATGGGATGTGAAGGATGTCTATCGTCCCAACTTCGAGAAGCCAGAGGAGCTACTCAAGGTCTATGGCCGGTGCGGTAAGTTCTTCGGTAACCGTATGCACGGCGGCGTTGTTTCGCGTGGCAATAATGCCGATGTGTGGAACGTGGGATACTGTACCCGCCTGGGGATGGTAAGCAAGGTTGGTGGTCGGACCTGCCAGCCATCACAACTTAAACTTGATGAACTTCAAGAATGGGCCTCAACAACGAATGAAGTTCCTGAATTCTATTTCGATGAAGAGTTTGAGAAACAGGTTAATATAGTCCGTAACTTCATGAATCAGGACGATGAGTGATCTCTCAGTAGCAATAGCCTTCAGCCATAAAGACATTTACCCGGCCCGATGGTGGTCGAAGTGGGTTAATATTATTGGGGGCCTCAAGGATGTGACGCTTTATGTATCTATCACTGATGTGGCAAAGGATACAAAAGATAAGCATCATCTTGTCATACTGGAATATTTGAGAAAAGCTTTCGGGACGGTTCATGTTTTCGACATGATCGATCCAGGGATTGGTTATCCGGGCGGTGCCAATGCGATGTTTGTTAAGACCATGCGTGAAGCTTCGAAGGGGACGCAACTGGGTATCCTGTGGATGGAAGCAGACCTGATCCCGCTGAAGATGGGGTGGTTCCAGCGGATCGAACAGGAATATAAAAAACGTGCTAAGCCTTTCCTTGGCCCGATGATCGCTGGTAATCACATGAATGGAACGGGTGTTTATCCCCGCAACTGGGAGGAGCTGGTTCCCGCCTATGCTCAGGCACCGAATCGAACTCCGTTTGATTGTTACGCTGGCGCGAGGGTTCTACCCATGCTGCACAACACCCGGATGATACAGCATCACGGGAATACCAAAAAGTATTTTACGGACGGAAGCGATATGTCCCACATCTGGCCGGAAGCGGTTCTATACCATCCGTGCAAGACCGTGAGCCTTATCCGCGTTCTTAATACCTCCCGCTTCGGCGGGATTCTTAAAGACAGTGATGAAATGTTCTCCGTGAACAAGCGGTATTTTTTGTGCGAATCAAAGAATCATCCTCTGATTTTTAAGTCTACACTGGAACCTAAATCAACTCGACGCATCCCCAACTGGGGTGTTCTGGAGAGTAAAACTGTTGATGATGAGGCTACTATTCTCACGATTATGAGGGAGGCGGCCATCCAAGAAATATCAGAATCAGACTATTATAAACTTCTTTAGAGTTGATCTAATAGAAAAAAACACCTAATTACTTATACATCCAATGAAATATTACCTGAACGAACGAGCAAATATGCCCATTAAAGCAATGGGATTGGAGATCAAATTCGACATTACCCACATGGTGGCTAATTCCAACTGGGGCGTAATCGCCGCAGAAGATAACAGCAAAGAAGCAAAGGCCCTCGACTCTATGAAAGGCACTCAAGGTGTCACAGGAATAAGCATCGCTGACTACCAAGCGTATCTAAAAAAAAAGAGAAACTCGAGTTACTCTCGACCACCGGAACCAAGGATACATCAACCGTCACCGAGATCCCCAAGAAAGCCTGCTGTGGAGGCGGTCGCCTCGGGGCCAGACTCTTCGGAGGTTGAACAACCGACAGATGTCAAGGGAAGATCAGAGGAAGAGCTGGAGGCAACCGCTGACAGTGAAGTTTCTGACAGACCACCTTTTCGTTACCAATCAAAAGGATCTGGCCAACGAGCTTGGGAGTTGGGCCCTTTTGGAGAGCTGCGTAAATATCTGCCCCACAACTCATTCCCCGTTAAGACAGATTGATGGTTACAATGTTTCCGAGTGCCGCGAGTATGTTGAGGCACAACGGAAAAA